ACAGATTTGGTGTAGAGACTTTCTTACATTTATTCGTAATAAAGAAGATTTTGAACGTTTTCTAAATGATATTGCAGATAGTCAGTGGATGTCTATTCTTACTGCAATGCAACGTGTGGATAGAGAGATTGAAATACCTTCCTTTGGTAAACATTGGATTCATCCTGAAACTTACGATATTTATGCTGAATGTGGTTTTGATTTTAATAAGATGACTTCTTTACCACATGAATATATGAAAGAACGTCACAAAGCGTTCTATGAACGATTACGAAAGAAGCTATTCCTTAAACTTACTGATAAAGCAGCTTATGACGCAGATTATACCCAGAGACTTGCCGATCTTCTTCGACGAGGAAAAACATAAATATACTGACGCTCTTGATAGAGAGTATATATCTACTACTACTATTATTGGTAAGTTTGTAGAACAAAAGGATTGGAAAGCTATTGCTAAAGCTTGTGCTAATATTGGTAGTCGTCCTGTTCCTCCTACTCATAGAAATTATAGTAAATATATTCGATATAGAGGTAAGACTGTTAAACAGATTCTTGCTGAATGGAAGATTGAAACTGAAAAGGCTTGTACTAAGGGAACTGAAAAGCATAATTTTCTAGAACAATGCGTGAAAAGATGTAACAACTACTATTTAAATGCGAATGGTTTTATTGATGGTCGTATTTATACAGTAGATGATATTATAAGAACTCATAGTTATGGCAGACTCGATCTTGATTATTTTCGAGTTGTTGGTATTGCTGATAGGTATCCTCAAATTTACGAGTTTATTAAGGATATGACTTCTATGGGATTTGAGATCTATGCTGAGATTGGTGTTTATCATCCAGAATATTTGATTTCAGGTCTTGTTGATATTTTATTTGTTAAAGGGGATGAGTTCTTTATTCTTGATTGGAAAACTAATAAAGCACCTATTCGATTTGAAGGTGGATATTGGGCTAAGAAAGCAGATGGTACTATTGACTTAGATAAGTACATTGTTACTAATGAAACTATGTTGTTTCCTATAAATCATTTACAGGATTCTACTGGTATTCATTATTCTCTTCAATTAAGTATGTATGATTATCTGATTGAACAATGGGGGTTTAAATGTCTTGGTAATATGCTTTGTCATATTAGGACTATTGAGAATCCTTTGATTCCTGATGATATGCCACATGAAGAGGTTGTTACTTTTGTTGATATTAAATACCTTAAAGCTGAGGTTAAAGCCATTTGTGATTATAGACTTGCTCAATTAAATAAAGAATGTAAAGCTAATACCAATTTGTTTAACTATAATATCAAGTAAACTATGAGTGAATTAACGAATGCTTTAATTACTTATGATGACGTCATAGCTAAGACTAATATTGATGTTCTTCATAAGATTGCTAAAGTTCATGACTTTGCTATCTTTGATAAAGGTAACTACAATCTGAACATTTGGGGTATTAGATGTAACACTGCTGATACAGGTACATTTAATGATCTTCTTCTTGTATTCTACAAAGCTAATGATGCCAATCCTAAAATGAATGGTAAATGGACTTATGATTGGTTTTCAATAACTACCGATCCTTCTGATTTGAATCTAATTAAACCTGTTAATTCTAAAGGTTGTGCTATTCTAAAAGAAGGTCAATTTAGAGGGGCATTTAAAGTTGGAAAGCATAAAGGCGATTATCCTGCACTTATTCAAGTTAAACCTCTTCCACTTTATCGTGATAATAACCGAGATAATAAACTTGATTTATCTGGTCATATTAGTTACGAGATGGCTGGTATTAATATACATCGTGCTTCTAAGTGGAAAATTATTCGTACTATCGGTCTTTATTCTGCTGGTTGTCAAGTTTTTGAATCTGTTAGAGATTATGAAGATAAATTTATGCCATTGGTAAATAAGGCTAAAGATTTATATGGTAATTCTTTTACTTATACTCTTACTAATATTAAAGAGTTCAAATTATGAAAATAGATTTTAAAGGAGTGTTGATAGCACTCCTTTTTTTAGCTCTATGTTTTACTAATATTATTCAATGTAATGAAGAAGAACGAATACCGACAACCGATATTTCTTATCATACTTTGGATTCTCTTGGTAGGGTTATTTCTGCTTTGGAGAATTACGCTATAAAACAAGAACGTCTTATAGATAGTCTCAAAGCTAATACAAATAAAACTATAATTAAATATGAAACAGATATTAAGAACTTCTCTGATGTTTATGTTGTTTCTAATGATAGCATCGCTCGATATATACGGCAGAGAATTGAAAGTCTTTAAAGATACTGTTATTACATATACTCTTGAAGATAATCGTAAAATTGCAATTCTTCTTAAACAAGGTGAATATGATGCAGCTTTATGTAAATCTTTAAAGAGCATTATTGTTAAGCAAGATACTCTTATTGATGGTTTGAAACATACTCTTTATACTCTTACGAATCAAGCGAACATTTATAAGCAATCTATTGTTGAACTAGAAAAGAGTAATAAAGATATGATTAAAGACCTTAAGAAGTATATGCATCGTTCTGCTAAGTGGGTTAAGATCGGTGGTGTTTCTATTGGTCTTAATGTTGTATTTTTAACTTTATTGATTCTAATATGAAAACAGTTTTTCTTAATCCTTTTCTTTCTACTGATTTAAATGAGAAAGTAATATCTGTCAGTTTTAAGATTGGTTCTTTGATTATATAGCTAAACACGCTAATGTCAAAACTACTGAAATTGATTTTGATAAACGTATCATACAAATCAATGATGCTTTAGATTCAACTGCATCTCTTAGAGAACTTGTTAGAGCATTCTTTATTATTGTTGCTTATGAGCTTAATTTAAATGCTGAGTTTCCTAATGGCAAAAAAGCTCATCTTGATGATATTACAATGACTCATTTGAGTTTCTTATTTACTCATTGGTGGGATGATTCTACTTTTGATTGGGAATATAATACTGATTATCCTAAGAGTTTTAAGGTTGGTTCAGTTATCTATAAAGCCTATAATATGACTGAAGTTTCTTATCAATCTACTCAAGGAATACAATATGGTGTTTCTGATCATGTTCTAGGTTTAATTTATATTATTCTTAGAGATAGAAGTAAAGATATTCCTAGTTCTATAAGAACTCAAACGTTTTGGCATGAGTATGTTCACTGGTTATTCGTTCAAGCTAATGAAGATTATGCGAATAATATTGAATATGTTGTAGATGCTTATGCTACTCAAATCAATTTATTTATGAAACAGTTTGAATCTTTTATTGATAAATAAGTAAAACTAAAGATATGAATAAAGATTTTGTTGAAGTTGCAAATGATTCTGGAACTAATAATGGTTCTTTTGATGTTGTTTGTGAACAAAATAGTGGAAATGAAAGATCTACTATTTTAACTGTATCTGGGAGGGGGTTAATAAAACAATAAATATTACTCAAAAAGCCTCAAATCTTGGAAGTATAGAAATTGCAGGTGGTATATATAGTTCTAATGGGACTTTAATAACTATTGGAAGTTTTGGTATGAGTACAGATATTAAAGTATCAATGACTAGTCCTCAAATGGGAAGATTTATATTTCCCACACCTATTCAAGAAATGGGTAGGTTTAATAGAAATCCTATTATTGGTTATGGCATTACACGTATGGTTAATTGAAGGCTCTAAACTTATTCTGAATGTAGAGCAGATTCTTAAAGTTCCTGTTCTTGCTAAGATATATAATGATTGGCATAATGATAGAGAACTTATGTATAAGATATTTAAGTTTATTGATTGTTATGCTGATGAAGACGGTTATATTCATCGCAATGGTTTAAAAGATCAAAAGGCTTTTGATTATGCTATTGAAGTTGCTCAACTTAATTCAGACTTTAGACCAACTAAAGATATGATTGAAGCTATCAATTGGCTTGTTGAGCATAATATCAATTATGTTGGACAGATGTTCTTTGAAACTGTTAATGCTCTTCAAGCTGGTAAAGATCTTATGGCTGTTATGAATAAGAATCTTCGTAATGACCTAAAGAAAGACTCTTTTACTAAAGAAGAGATTGGTGGTATGCTTGATTATATGCGTGAGATTACGAAGATGGGTAAAGACTTACCTAAACTTATTGCTGAACTTAAAGAAGCAGAAGATAATTACGTTAAGTCTAAACTCAAGAAAATTATCGCTCGTGGTGGTAAAGAGCTTACTGCTTCAATGGATGTGCATAACAATATAGATAATGGTGTTGGTGGTGGAATAGATATGATTGATTAAGCTATGAATGGTAAATATGAGTTTTCACAAGATGCTATTGATAACTTTATGTTTATTCATGCTTATTGGAAAAATAGTTGTGATGGCATCAATGCTGCTCCTGAGAATAAGTGGGGCTATAAACGTGGAGATATTCCTTTTATAGATTATCTCTGTGAAGATAAAAGTAAATATCCGAAAGCATCCGAGGGTATTAGTTATATTACTAATAAGCCTTTATATGATCCGGATAATGATTTTCTTATTGGTAACTCTGGTGGTATTCTTATGAATATTGATTTCATTGTTATTAATATAGAAAGACTTTCTAAAGCTGCTGATACTTTTAATGAATATGGTACGTATTGTGATTATGACCCTAGTACTCCGGCTTATGAATCATTTTGGCAAAGAGAAACATCTCGTCGTAAGAAAGGTGTTTTTATTAAAGCTAAACTTTATTATAAAGATATTCCTAAGTTCTTTGATGCTAATACTACTGATGAGGAACGTGAAAGTTTACTTCAACCTTTACGTATAACCGGTGCGCATTATACTTATCTTAATTATGGTCGTATTGAACGTACACCTAATGATAAAGAACGTGCAAGACTTAAACGTGAAGGTGCTGAACACGTTGAGACTGTTATGGGTTTTCCTCGTTATTGGGATGGTGACTATTGGAACTTCAAAATAGATGAGTTTATTGCTAATAATAAGTTTCATCTTACTAAGGCTAAAGCCCGTCGTAAAGGTTTCTCATATAAACGTGGTAGTCAAGCTGCAAATACAATTAACTTATTTCCGAATGTTACGGTAACTCTTGCTGCTGACCA